GCAACAGGTCCTCAGGGCGTTACGGGTCCTATCGGTCCTACGGGTGCAACAGGTCCTCAGGGCGTTACGGGTCCTATCGGTCCTACGGGTGCAACAGGTCCTCAGGGCGTTACAGGTCCTATCGGTCCGACGGGTCCAAACGCTGTATATGTTGCCGAATATCATTGCTTAGAGATTGAGTATTAATTTTTAGATAAATGAAGGGAGAATTAATTTTCTCCCTTCCCAAAAATATGTATAATATATTAATCATAAATTTTAAAGAGGAATAAAAATTATGTCATTTAAAAGAGTTTCTATACTTGATGAATTCTCCTGGCAACCATCTGTAAAAAGTAAAGATTTGACTTCTCCTCCTGCAGCTTCTAAAGGAGATAGATATCTTATTATTGATGCTGAAGGCGGAATAGATACTTATACAAAATTAATGTTACATTGTAATGGAGTAGATGCTTCTACTACTTTTACAGATGATTCTTATATTCCGTATACTATAACTCCTACTAATCAAGCACAAATTGATACAGCCGATAAAAAATTTGGTACTGCATCAGGTTTATTTGATGGTACTGCCGATTATTTATCTGCTATTGCTTCTACTGATTGGAATTTTGATGCAGATTTTACTATAGATTTTTGGTTTAAAACTCCATCAGTTACCTACAATCAAGTTTTAATAAAATCAGTATCAAATCAAAATTGGACAAGTGCATCAACAAATGATTGGGTTTTAATGCTTGGCGTTGATGGAAGACTTACTCTTTATATCAAAAATGTAGGTTATAGTGGCGGAAATGGCACTGCTTTATTAAATAACACATGGTATCATATTGCAGTAGTGAGATATGGAACAAGTGTAAAAATATATAGAAATGGTGTAGTAGATGGAACTGCATTAACTTCTTCTGCTACTTTTGGAAATACACAAGTATTAGAAATAGGAAGAATTGAAACTAATGCATCAGTAAAAGATATTTATGGTTGGGTAGATGAACTTAGAATATCAAAGGGAATAGCCAGATGGACTACTAATTTTACCCCACCTACAGAAGAATATAGTGGCGAAACCGAATGGGTAGGTCATAATAATTCAATTACTTATTACGACGGAAGTAATTGGCAATTTATTTCTCCAATAGAAGGAATGATTTGTTGGATAAATGATGAGAATAAATATTATAAATATGATGGAAGTATTTGGTCTGAATATATTGGTCAGGCTGGTCCTACAGGTCCGACAGGTGCAACAGGTCCCACAGGTCCTACAGGTCCGACTGGTCCTACAGGTGCGACGGGTGCAGGATATCCTAATGATGGAACAGTAAATCCAACTAATCTTCTTACTAACGGTGATTTTGAAAGTTGGAGTGCTGGTACTACAGTTGCTCCTGATGGTTGGACATTGGCAGGAGCAGGGGCAAGTATAGCGAGAGAAGCGACGATTATTAAATTAGGGACATATTCGGCAAAAATCACAAGAAGTGGAGCTGATTGTTTTTGTTATCAAAATATAGAAAGTATTAAGGGACTTAATTATTGGGCAAATAGAACTATTACTTTAGGTTGTTGGGTATATGCGACAGTAGCAAATCGAGCCAGAATTGTTATTAATGATGGAGATATTAATGGTAGTGATTATCATCCAGGTGATTCTTCATGGCATTTTTTAACAGTTACACATACAATTAAAAATGGAGAATCCCTTGTTAGATTAATGCCAGTAATAGATAATGGAGATACATCAGCTTATTTTGACGGTGCAATGTGTGTAGAAGGTTCATCTATTTTTGCTTTTAGTCCGAAACCAGCACAGGATATAATGGGAGCAAAAGTATGGGTAAATTATAATGGTATTACCAAAACTATTTTGTCTTCATTTAATGTTTCAAGTGTTACTTATAATTCAGTTGGAAATTATACTATTAATTTTATTAATGCAATGCCAGATGATAAATATGGAGTTTTATTTTCATCTGATAAAACTATAACAGAATTAGATTGTAATGACCAAAGTGCAGGTAGATATTCAGGGTATATAATTGTTACACATAAAGAAAATAATGTGGCAGCAGAAGCAGCACCAATAATGGTAGTAATATTTAGATAAAAGGAATATAAAATTATAGAAAGTAGGAAACAATGACAAGTAAGGAACGATTAATAAAAAGACTAAAATCTCTAAAACAATATAAAGACCTTTCTCAAGATGAATTGGAGAAAGTAGTAGATAAAAAACTTGAAGAAGATGAGTTAATCAATTCTTTTGTAGGGTTGAATGAAAAAGAAAAAGAAAAAGCCCTACAGCTCTACGACAAATACATAGGTGAAAATTCTTTTGAGAATCTAGCAGAAAAAAGTTCTTTGACAAATTTAGTATATTTGGAAGCCTTAAACGACCGAATCAAGCTCTTCATCGAAAAGGAAGATAAGAATAAAGATGGAGCTGTTCCTATTCAAATGGTAGAACAACTTATCTCCAATAATGAACAGATAATGAAATTGAAAGACCAATTAGGGATGATGAAGGATAAAACTAATAACTCTTTTATAGTTGCATGGGAAGAATTAAAGAAAAAAGCACTGACATACTACAGCGAACATTGTGGGTCTACAATTGTAAAATGTCCGTATTGTCAACAACTATTTCATTTATTGATGAATATTGATAATTTGACAGCAGAAAAAAGTTCATTCTTTAAAGGTACGATGCTTTATAATTTACCACTACTCAATCTTTATCACCAAAAACGCATTACTAAAGAAGAAGTAGCTGATATATTGGGAGTACATGCTAAATATGTTGATTTTATATATTCTAACCTTTATTTAAAGGAATTGAGTAAAAATGAAGAGAAATAGATGTATTGACTGTAAAAAATTACTGGGAATTAAATCTTTTTGGAAACATACAAAAAGGTGTCGAAAATGCTATGCTAAATGGTTTAAAATTTCTTCTAATAATTCTAATTTTAAACATGGAGAAACATTAAAAAATCATCATTGTATTATTTGTAGAATAAATAAGATTTGTTATAATAATTTTATTGATGGAACTAGAAAATGTCGTTCTTGTGCTAGTAAAGAAATATTTAAAAATCCAAAGAAAAACCCTTGGTTTATTCATGGAAATGGAAGAAATCCCTATTCCACTGAATTTAATAATAATTTAAAGGAAAAAATCAGAAACAGAGATAAATATCAATGTAAAAAATGCAATAAAATACAAGAACAGGAATTAAAAGATTTGCATATAAAATTAGCAGTTCATCACATAGATTATAATAAGAAAAATTGTAATGAGAATAATTTAATTACTTTATGCCACAATTGTCATTCTACAACAAAAGGAAATAGAAAGTATTGGAAAAAATTTTATAGTGCCAAAATTTTAACTATAAAAGAAAAGGAGTAATAATATGGCTAACGCACTTCCAATGTTTGAACAATTTCTCAATTACTTATATCAGACTGGAGAAATCTCTGTACCAGAAAATTATCATGAGAGATGTGGTAAAGTGGAAGAGATGTTGGATAACGATATTTCTGGAATGGTCAATTCTCTTTTAGATTATGCTGTGAATTCATCTTCTGAAGCGAATTATAGAGTAGAATGTTCTGAACCTACTCTTCAGAAATTATTGAATCTCTGGTTAGACCAGATTAATTTAGAGATTAAAGGCATCCCCACTGGTCTCCAGGCTCTTTCTACCGAATATTTCAGAGAAAGGTGGGAAGGTTCTTCGTTTTGTATTTTGAGAATAAAAGACTGGCAAAAAATTACAGCAGATAATATTACAATTGAAGTACCTACTACAATGTGGTTTGTAAATGGTGGTTCTATTTATGTTACTAGACCCAAAGATAAAAATTATCAATTGGGTTCTGACAAATATTATTTAGATAAAGAAGCAAAAGTTGAAATTCCAGAAAATAAAAAAGAAAAAATAATTATACAAAAACCTTATGATAGATGGTTCGACCAATATTCAACACCCTACCTTATTAGAAAAGGTGTATATAAAAATTGGTTAGCTATGAAAACATTACAGGATAAATCTGATGAAGTAATAGCTAAGATTTTACCTTATTTATTTTTAATCTCAAAAGGTACCGAAAATATGTTTATACAGGGTGAAGTTGATTATTCCGATGAAGAGTTAAAGACCTTGACTGACAATTTTAAGGACCAACTTGAAAAATATAAAGGACAAAGAGGGGGAACTCCACTGAATGCAGTTCCTTTTGACCAAAAATATGAACATTTAATTCCTGATTTAAGAAATATTCTAACTGAGGAACTATATCGTCAGGGAGTCAGGGCTATGTTAGCTGGTCTTGGATTTATTGATATGTTAGAAATCACTCCTTCCAGACAAGAAGATAGATTGAATCCAAAACCATTTTTAGCAGAAGTTAATAATGGAGTGGCTGGCTTTAAAGCTATGTTATTAGAAACAATTTATTTAATAATAGATAGAAATAAAGCAAGTCATCGTAAATTATTTAGTGATTCAGGAAAAATTATAGTTATAAATTCTCCACTGAAAATTAATACAGAGAAAATACTTGATGCTATTCGTTCTGGATTTGACAGAGGTACTTTAAGTTTACAATCTTATACAGAAACATTAGGATTTGATTATCCAACAGAGAAAGAACTGAGAAGTAAAGAATTAGAAAATGGTGATGAAGATTTAATGTATCCTCATATGATTCAGAATACCGAAAAGGACCCAAATACTAATGTTCAACCTTCGAAACCACAGAATCCGAAAAATGAAAATCAGAATAAATTAAAAAATACACCAGAAACAAAAACAAAGACTGCTGAAGTGATTAATGAACCTATAGACCCAAATTTAGAAGTAATAAATCCCAATGAGTTAGAAATGGCTCCTTATGATAAATCCAACCCCCCAGCATTTTTAAAGAAATATCCTGCTGGAGCTATTGATGTATTTATTACTGTATTTAATGAATCTTATCCAAAAGGAGAAGATTATGCCTTCCCAGTGGCTTGGACAGCATTAAAAAGATGGATGAAAAAACATGGTTATCATAAAGAAGGTGAGAAATGGGTAAAATCTCAGGAGATAAAATAATGGATAATAAAAAATTAATAGCGGAAGCATTACTTGATTTAGCAAAAAACTCTTTAACTACTATTATCGAGGTATCTGATGATAAAGAATTAATTGCTGCTGCTAAAATAATAGGAATAGTAGTTCCATCACCCGATTTGGCAGTATTAAAAACGGTTTATGCCGAAATAGATAAGGCAAATAGGAATGGAGTTGTTTTACCAAAAAATGCAGTAGAAAAAGGATTACCTACATTAATTGGTAAACAGATAAACTGGGAACATGAAGGTGCTGGAAGAATTTGTGGATATATTATTGATGCAAAAATAAATGAAAATAAAATCGAGATAATTGGTGTAGTATTTAAATCTTTATTTCCAGATGAGATGGTAGGAGTCAAAGAGAAATTTGCAGATAAAGAGTTAGCAGTTTCTTTTGAAATCTGGAATCGAAATCCCGAAGATGGAGAATCAGTAGTACACGAATTAGCAAATGGTTTTCGTTCTATTGACCCCATTATATTTCATGGTTGCGGTTTACTTTTAGCGAATCAACCAGCTTGTCCTAAAGCCATAGTATATAAATTAATAGCAAGCAAAGAAATCGAAGCAGCAGAAAAAATAGTAGATAAAATATTTGAAGAGAACTTAATTTGTGCAAGTATGGCTATAGAAGAGCCAAAGTGCAAAAATTGTACATCTTGTACATGCGAAAAGGAGGGACAAAAAGTGGAAGAAATAAAGTTAGAAGAGATTTTAGTCAATGATTATGAAGGCGGAGAAATAGAGGAAGCTGCGAAATTAACTACTGAACAACGTAATGCATTACCTGATAGTGATTTTGCGTTGATTCAGGAAAGAGATGGTAAAAAGGTTCGTAGATTCCCAATTAATGATGAAGCACATGTTAGAAATGCTCTTGCTCGTTTGCCCCAGGCAAAAGACATAACAGAGGAAGAGAGAACAAGTGCACTGGCAAAGATTTTGAAAAAAGCCAAAGCATTGAATATGACAGAATTGTTAAAGAAATATGAAAAATCTTCCGAAGAAACCCAGACTGAAGTTAAAACAGAGGAAACCAAGCCAGTAGATGCTGGTGTTGAAACGAAACCTGTAGAAACAAAAGTCGAAGAAACGAAGGAAGAAATTAAAACAGAAGCTGTTTTCTCACCTATTGACAAAAAAGTTGTATGTGTCGTAAATGAAGAGACAACCACTATAACTGATACAATGGATGGTAAAGTTGAAAGAAAAGGCATGAGGAAAACTACTAGAAAATTCGACGATGGTACTGAAGAAGTATTTGCAGAAGAATTTCAAGCAGTAAGTACTTATACTCAGGCTCAAGTCGATGAGCAAGTTAATACTGCAAAATCCGAAAAGGATGCAGAAATTACTGCTCTAAAAGTTGAGCATGATAAAACCTTACAGGCTAAAGATGAAGAATTAAAAAATAAAAATACAGAACTTGAGCAAAAGACTCAAGAGATTGCTAAGTTGACGGTAGTCGAAGAGCCCAAAACAGAAAAGATAATGACTGTCGGGGCTGTTGAGACAGAAAAAATTAGTGAAATAAAAAGGCAAGCAAAAAAAATCAATGATATAATTGCTTCCAAACATAGTTAATCCCCCTAAGATAAGGGAGAGATAAGCAAAAGGTATAAGCCTAGCTTAAAGATAGAACAAAAAAAAAAAAGAAAAAGGAGAACTAAAATGGAGCGAAAAGATGTAATCGAAAGAGCTTATCAGCTTATTAATGAGCCGATAGACCCTAATTTGAGATGCCCGATTGAGTTAATGGACATCGTGAATTATCGTGAATCTGATGCTGGAGAGACTGTTGAGTATTTTGCTTCTTCTGCACAGGATAGAGCTGCTGATGATATTTATGCTGCGTCTGCTGTTGGTACTATAGTTTATAATAAAATAGCGTTGAAGACCGTTCTTCCTTTGACATTTGTTGGTTTGCAGTCAAAGTTAGAAACAATATTGATTGAAGAGATTTTGAATTCTAAAGACCAGTCCGCCCTGGCTGCGAAGAAAGATGGTATTATTCGTGCTATGGATTGTGAGGAAGTTCGTAGAATTCTTAATCTAGTGTTAGCAGTTCCTTCCCAGAAGATTACCAAAGTCGCTGGCGAAGATTTGCTTGATGTTATTATCAGAATGAAACAGTTAGTGTCTGATTATGCTACAGACTATGTTTTGTTAGTAGCTTCTGATGTTATGAATAAAATCGAATCTTATGATAAAGAAAATGTAGATAATTTTCATTATAAAATGGAGATTATGGCTGAGATAGCAAAGTTAGGTATTGCGAAAGTCGTTAAAGTTCTCGGAAATTCTGGTTTAGCTGCTGGCGATACCCCAGTTATTGCTGCTGGAAAAGCAATTTTAGTGGGTCGCAATTCTAGTTTAGCTGCTGGTAGACCTATTACCTTTTTGCGTAGAAAATTCGCAAAAGAAATAGCTGAACTTAGTGGTGCTGCCGAGGGTGCAGTTCGTTTAATTGATGTTGCAAAGACACCTACAGTTATTAATGGTGCTGGTGCGAATACATTAGGTTATGGCGTATTTGGTTATGAATCTATTATACAGGTTCTAACTAATTACAGAGCTGTTTCTTTCAGTGAAAATATTATAGCTGTTATTGCTCCATAAACTTAGTCGATATAAAAGGGAGGGGTCAAATTGCCCCCTCCCCCACAAAAATTATATCACTAAAAAGAAAGGTAAAGAAATGATTGAAAGATTAACGAAGAAAAATATAATAGATATCATTACTTTCTTATTAGATAATAAGGATTACTGCGAAGATTTTTATTTTACCATTGATAAAGAAAGACTCTTTCTAAAAAACAATCAATCTTTAACAAAAAAGATTTTAGAAAAGCAAGAATGTTATGGTTATTTTAATAATGGTTTAAAAGGTATTTTGATAATTTATAAAAGTAAGGGATTTCGACCATATCTAAAAATGTTAGCAGTAGATTATAATGCTACAAGTAATCTAATGAAATTTTTTGTATGGAATAAGAATGAAATAGATATTTTTTGTAAATTAAAAATAAATAATCCAATAATAAATGTTATAAAGAGATTTGGATTTTTTGTAAAAGCAAATAGAGGAAAAGAAGTATTATTCTTTAAACAAGGATTTAAAACACTCAATAAATTAGTACCTAAAGACGACTATTTACCGAAAGAAGAGAAACGACTTTATTAAATAGAGGAGTTTAAAATGACTGGAATATTAACCAAAATAAGAAATTTAATTGAAGATGGTTTGAAAACTGATGGTAGAGATGTATTTCAATACGAGTCCATTACTTCATCTAAGATTTTTACATTGACAGAAAATAATGTCTCTTCTTCAACAATTATTGTGTATAAAAATGGTACCTTATGGGCGGGCACGAATTATTCTTATTCTAGTACGACTGGAAAAATAACAGTAACTGGGACTTTAGGAGCAGGAGATTCATTAGAAGTTAATTATTCATATTATTTAAAATATTCTGACACAGAATTGCAAGGATTTGCTAGAGGAGCTATTAGTTATTTGGTGGTAGATAAATATAAATGTTATATAGTAAAACCACCCTCACTTATTTTTCCAACTCCAACAGAAGATGAAGAGAATCTTATTGCAATAGTGGCTACTATTCTTATAAAAGGGGATGTAATAAGTTATCGTACACCAGAATTAACTATAAATTTTGAACGAGGCGACAGTAAAGAAAAGAAGATTAAAAAACTTATTAGACAATTCCAGAAGACATTTGGTGTATTAGATTATGTAAATTTAGAATTAGATTTAACCGAATCAACAGATGATGAAGACAAGGATGATTAAAAATGGATAAAAGAGTAGACCTATTTAATCTTTTTCGTAATGAAGGTAAACTTGAAACTCTTCAGGTATATGCAGCAAAAGAGACTCAAGATGACCCCTATGAAAAAACTTCGACAAAAACCTATAATAATCCTTTACCAATTAAGGGATTAATTAGACAAGTTTCATTTGAGGCTCTTCATTGGAAATACTTCGGTCTTATTCCAGTAGGTTCAATAGAATGTATTGCAGAAAAAAAATATTTAACACTCTTTAGAACTGCTGATAAGATTAAATATGGTGATAACTTCTATAAGTGTTGGAAAAATGATGCGAAAGGGTTTGCAATTCTAGAACGGACCGATTATGTAATAGTAGTATTGGCAAAAAAGGTAGAATAAAATGATTAAAGTAAGTATAGATTGGCTTGGTGAGAAAAGTTTTCAAAATCTCATTCGATATATAGAAGATAATAGTGTTTATTTTGAGGCTCAAGCTGAGATAGTAACTTTAGGAGAAAATACAGCCGAGTCTATGAAGGTTGTAATTAAAAATGAAAGGAAAAACCCAGCTAGACCAGACCTTAGATTAGAAAATGCTATTACTTCTGAAATTTTAAATGAAACTGCTGGAGTAGAAGTTGGAATAGGAAGAATTTCTACATTAAATAGTGAAGCCCCTTATTGGGAATTGATAGATGTAGGTGGTACTTATGTTACCAGAAAAACACATGTAGTACCCACAACATATTTTGCAGACCCTGGGTCTGGATTTGTTACGTTTAAAGAAGGAAGTAGTCATACAATTATAGGAATAGATTTTGTTGGAAAAGCAATAAGAAGTTTAGATAAAGAACTTAGAATGGTTATGGAAAAATTAGGTTCAAAATTCATCAGTGGTATGGGTAAATAAAATGGAGAATATAAATGTATCGCATCTCACGTAATATCGAGGCGAGCTTAATCGACCGAATAACTTCAGATTTAGCAACTGATGGTTGGACTGGAATTCGGATAGAAAAGGCATTTTCTGAAATATATAAAGGTACTCTGCCATGTATCGTAGTAAATGCTTTAGAAATAAGACCTCAGAAACTAGAAATAGGTTCAAAAACTAATTTAAAATATTTTACAGTTAATATTCGAATTTTTGCACTCAACGATGGTCAGAGATTAGATTTAAGCGATTGGATGTTGGATAAACTAGAAGACGATACCAATTATTATGCTTATACTATTGTCAATGGTGTAGTTTCTGCAAAAGTTTTAACAGGTAGAATTGTAATTACAAGATGGTTTGATAATAGAAAAGAATTAACAAATACAGAAGTACTTGAAAAGGAAGATAGGTACCGTAGTTTGTTAAGTTTTGAAGCAATCGTTGCTAGGGCATAAATGATTACATGTTCTATTAAATTTAAAATGGATAAATTACCAAAAACTCAACAAAAATATTTTTGTAAACATTGTGGATACCCAATAAGTATGATAACAGGCATTTATGGTCAATCTCAATGTAAACAATGTCAAAATCGTAAATTTTTTATAGACAAAGATGACCTTTATAAAGAATATCTACAAAAAAATAAAGCAATTACAGAAATAGCAAAAATATATAAATGTTGTTATGGAACTATTTATAAATGGTTATTAAATTATAATATTCCAATTAAAAGTAAAAGAGAAACACATTTAGGTAAAAAACGACCAGAACAAAGTTTAATGATGATGAGTGATAAAAATCCTACTAAAGGAACACATAGACCCAAATCTGTTAGAAATCAGATAAGTAAAGCAAGAATAGGAAAATATTCTGGAAAAAATAATCCTATGTTTGGAAAAAAAGTTTCTTATAAATGCAGTTATGGTCATGGTGGCAAATATAAAAATACATGGTTTAGAAGTTCTTATGAAATTGCATATGCTAAATATTTAGATTGTAATAAAATTAAATGGTTATACGAGTCCAAAGCATTTGATTTGGGAGAAACAACGTATAGACCAGATTTTTATTTAATTCAAAGTAACACATATATTGAAGTAAAAGGATATTGGACTAAAGATGCTTTATATAAATTTAATTTATTCAAACAATTATATCCAAAAATTAAAATAATAGTTTTTGATAAGACAAAATTAATGAAGGAGGGAATAGATGTTCGATAATCTTGGGTTTTGGTCTTTAGGTTTAAATCTTTTAGTTTTAATAGTATCTATTAGTGGATTTGTAAAGATAACAAGAAATGATTTAGTCCATCTTGAAAAAGATGTAAAAGAAATAAAAAATACATTATCTAATATTGATAAAAAATTAGATAACACCACTGAAAGAATTGCTAAGATTGAAGGAAAATGTACTGCAAATCATGGGATTTAAAAGATAGTGTTTGTGTGGAAAAATTAGATAAGTATGTAGAGTAATAAATTTCCTACGAAGAGGAAATGAAACCGTATCATCAACAATCATAGGAGGATTAAAAGATGATTCATGCTAAATATGTAAAACCAAGAATATTCTGTTTCAATAGTGCTAGAGTTCCAGAGCAAATTGATAGGTCTCAGGATATTGGAGGCGATTTAACCCTTAATAGGGAAAAAGTTTATGAAATAGGTAGAGATGGTCTTTTGGGATATAGACAAAAGACTCCGTCATTTGCGTATTCAATGACACAATTTGAATATGGTTCAATGGCGTTCTGGTATGATTTGGCAAATAAAGTTACGCCAGGTGCACCACCTTATGATGTAGATTTAGATGATTTAAAAGAAACACAATGTGATATTGCTGCATTTTTAACAGATGATGATAATACATTTAGAGGAACTATTTGGTTTCCTAAATTGAGAGTTAATGGATTTTCTTTAAATATAGCAGACCCAGAGTCTATTATAGAAAGAAAATTTGCTCTTATTGGTGAAGATTATAAAATGTTAGATGAAAAATATTTTGCTTATGAAACAGCAACAAATTCAGTTCCTGGGGATGAAACAATTGTATTAGACCCAGTTCCAGTGCTATATGCTGCTACATCTTATATTTTTAGAGTGTTAAGAGTTCGTGCAGGAGCAGTCAGTGAATTATTAGAGGGAGTTGCAAGTGGACAATATACATTTACAGGTCCAGCAACAGTTGTTGTACATGGATGTTTAGTTGCAGATATTTGTAAAGTATATTATGAAGCTGCTACAGCCTATACAACGACATGGGCAAATAATGATAGCGACCCTGATTTACTACTTGCAGAAAATGCTGAGATTTATATGAAAGTTGGTACAAGTACTAGAATTTATCGTTTACAGACAGTAGGTATTGATGTTAAATTTGATAGAGCAGATTATAAAGAAATAGGTAATAGTGAAGTTGTTCAGACTGGTGTTAAATCAAAAACAGTTACAATTTCATTAGATAGATTTGCTACTGATTTTTCTTTGGAAGATATTCTTGCTTCGGATACAACTTATCCTTATATTGACCCAAGAAACTTTGCAGAGAATATACAGTTAATGGTTAAAATTTATCAAGAAAAATCACATACCAATTTTAAGATTGGTTATTTGATGAATAACATTTCCCCATCAGCTTTGTCAACTACACAAGCAATTGAAGATTATAATAAGAGAACTAATTCATTAGAATGTGATAATTTGAAGATTTCTGACCATGCAAATGAAATAGTTTTTGCCTAAAATAAAATGAAGGGTAAGTACAATTTGTACTTATCCTTCCCAGAAGTAGTAAATCTTCTAAGAAGTGCCTTCATTATCAGACATAAACTGTATGTATTACAGTCGACTTAGAAGTTACTTCGTAAGGTATGGTAAGGAATAAATTATAAATCCGAAGCCCTATCTTACACAGATTGGGCTTTTTTATTGAGGAATATATGGAAAAAAATATCTTATTAGATGAACAACTTCTAAAATTTCTTCTGACTCAAGCCTCTCAGAAAGCGGTCGGAAAATGCATGAAGAGATTCGAACTTTCTGATAATAAAGAAGAAATTAAAAAACAAATTAAGGAACTTCTTTATGAATGTTTTCGGGATTTATCTGATTCTATTATTAATTGTAGTAAGACAGATAATGCAATACATTTAACAAAAGGCGAAAATGCTAAGTAAATGTTTAGATTGTAAAAGAGAAATAGACAAACGAGCCAAAAGGTGTTGTAAATGTTATCATAAACATCAAATAGGTTCTGAGAATGGAAATTATAAACAAGGAAAATATATTAGAAATGAATGTATTGATTGTAAAAAGAAAGTCGACCCAAGAGCAAAAAGATGCAAAAGTTGTGCTGCTCAATATAAATGGAAAGTTAGTATAGGGTTAATTCATAGAAATCAAACAGGAAATAAAAATCCAAACTGGATAGATGGTAGAAGTTATGAACCATATCCTTTAGAATTTACAGAAGAACTTAAAGATAAGATTCGCCAACGTGATAATTATACTTGTCAAAACTGTGGTATGACAGAAGAGGAACATTTAATAGTTATAGGTCAAGTTTTACATGTTCATCATATTGATTATGATAAAACAAACTGCAAAAAAGAGAACTTATTGAGTTTATGCAGTTCTTGCAATACAAGAGCGAATTATAACAGAACATATTGGCAGAAATTTTATAAAGGAAAAATTCAATGCTTACAAAAATAAAAAACGAAGAATTAATTATGTATCAAACACTTACTCACCCTATTTCTGGGTCTGAAATCCTTTTCCACGATTTTGATTCTTTAGGTTCGTGGGATAAAGAAAAGTTTGGCCATATAAGAGTATATCAATACCCAATGCTATCATTCGATTCATTATTTTTAGCAGACCCAAAATTATCAGAAAAAGAAAATCATCTAATAAAGAACGGCCTGGGTGAAGCATATAATTTAGGTGGTCGCTTAACAGGTAAATCAATTATAAGTATAATCGTAGATGCATTATCAGCCATTTTTAATAAAACGTTCAATTGGGGATTAATTAGTTCTTATGATGCCATTCATGTTAGGGGAATATTCGAAAAAATTATTTCATCTTTAGAAAATCATTTAATTATGAGATTATTAAATCCCAAAATTTTAAGGAGTCCTTCTTATAAAATTACAACGGATAATGGATGTTTATTAGAATCGGTAAATATGAATATAATGGGTAAGAATCCTGGGGGGCAATTTTTTGGTAAACATGCTGATAAAATGTGGATGGAAGAGTCTTCATTTTTAACTAAAGAAGTATCTGCAAAAATGCTCATGTCTCAATCTGAGAATGGTAGTATCAATCGTTTTAGTGGAATGACTACTTTTAGCAAACACGCACCAATGGGCAAAATTTTCTTAGATTTAAAAAATAATGCTAGAGTTACCAATCTTCCTTCTTATGTTAATCCTACATGGAATACTAAAAAAGAAGAGGATGCTATTCTAGAATTTGGCGGAAGAGAATCAATTGGTTATAAGGTTCAAATTGAAGGTAAAGTAGTAGAGGATTCAGATTCTGTATATGACATTGAGAGAATAAGAGAATCTTATAATACAAAAGTAGATATAAAAACCTTTGAAATTACGAAAGACAATTTTTTTAGATTTAAAGAAATTTTAGTTATTGAGAAATTAGTCAATGCCGATTTCTGCTATTTATGTTCAGATATAGGAGAAGGTGCAGCTCCTACTGAAATTATTATTATTTTTAAAGTAAAAGATAAATATAAATATACCTATAATATTACTGCTACAAGATTATCCAGTGATGAACAAGAAGAATTTTTTAAATTTATTATAGAAGTAATAAAACCTAATATTATAGGATTGGATACGACATCAGGAATGGGAAAAGCAATCGCTTCAAAATTAACAAAAATGTATCCAGAGAATGTAATTTGGGTTTCATTTAATGAAAAAATTAGAATAGATTATGAAAAAAATGAAAAGGGAGATTTTATTATAGATGCAAAGGGTCAATATCAATATAAAGAGGAATATATAACAGATTGGTCAATACAAAGATTAAAACATCTTTTTTATAATAATAAAATGGAATGTCTAACTGATTATAAATTGGATGTACAATTTAGTGGTATTGTGGCTACTCGAAGTGGATTAAGGACGGTTTATGCAAGCAAAACAGCAAATCATCTACATCAGGCTTTTCAGGTATTTAGTATTGTTGAATGGCAATCAGAATTTTCTACATTAAAACCTACACATAGACGTAAACCAGGTATGGGAATTTTTGGCTAAAAAGAAAAGGAGCATGTATGGAAACCAGATTAGAAGATGCAGAAAAAATAGTTAAAGATATGAATATGGAAAGTGGTCTTGCTAAAGTTGAAGAATTAGTTAAAGAAAATAAAATTTCTTTCATCCATAATGAGAAGAAATATCGAGTTCGTTTATTAAATCTTGAAGATAAAGAAGAACTGGATATGCTTCGAAGAAAGAAATTTGGTCAATTGCTTAAAGATAAAGATATTCTGTTTGAGAAAGATTTAATTGTTGCTTATAAGGATAAAGGAATTGATATTGAAATGGAAATTGATGACAAATTTAGAAAATTAGTTGCCGAAGAATTTAATTTACAAATACAGTTAGGCGAAGCCATTTCAAAAAATGAAGGCGAGACAATTTTAAAGAATTATAAAGAACAAATTGAACAACTAAGAAGTCAAAAAAATATTTTAAATACTCAGAGGACCCTATTATTAACTTATTCTTTAGAAAATGCATTAGAATCTTTTGTATATCAAGTTATTACTTACTTAGCCTCTGAAATACAAATGGATGAGAAATGGATTAAAGTATTTAAGTCATTAGAAGAATTCCAAAGATGTGAAGACGAAAAATTAATAAGTAAATTAGGAAGTTATGCGGTACTTTTACAACTAGTATAAAAAATGAATATCTATTCACTATTACGAGAGTTAGCAAAAACAAATAAAGCTCAAAATGTATTTTTAGCTGCAAAAGAAATACATGGTATTCATATTTTTAAGAATATAACTGATTTATCTAATATTCAAGAATTTTATCTTACATGGTTATATACTTATGATATGATAACAAAAGATATTATAACAAATAAAATAAGTGGAAAAGTACTTACCGATAATATGTATGAAGATGCATATTTATTATGGAAAAATAAAAGAAAATCTAGTGAAGAAATTAAATCACAAGATAATCCAAAAGAATTACATCTTGTTGCAGGAAAGACTATAACTTTTCCTAAAGAGGTATAAAAATGAATCAGAGTGGAGATTTCTTAGCTAAAATCCGATTGGCTTTGGAAGGTAAAGAAACAGTAGTTGGTGGTTTAAAAGAAACCCAACAAGCTGCTCAACAACTTTCTAAAACTAAAGTTACTACAACTTTTGATAAAGAAGGAGTGGCAACGGGTAAACAATTAGAAGAAACATTTACTAAAATAGGTGATAATGCTAAAAAGACCACGCCACTTATGGCTCAATTAGGAATGGCTATGTCTAGAGCTCTAATTGTTGCTCCAGTGTGGATGGCTATGAGGGCATTAACTCAAGCATTAATTGCTCCTGTTCAAGAATTAACCAAAGCATTTTTTGAATTGGATGAAGGAATGGCAAAATTAGGTACAGTCTCTAGCGGTAGTACTATACAGCAAAAGAAATTTTTTGGAGAAGTTAGTGCTGCTGCTTGGGAATATTATAGAACATCTACTATGTCAATGAAACAAATTACAGAAGCTATGTATACATTAGGAAAAGCGGGAAGAGATAATACTGGAATATTAACTGGATTTCAACATGTTTTAGATTTAAGTGAGGGTACTTTTAATGATGTGACAACTGCTGCCAATTTAACACAGGGAGTATTAAATACATTTGGCGATTCTTTAAAAAAACTTCCTACAGAAGAAGCAAAAACACAATATGTTACAGATTTATTGGCTTATTCATTAAATAAAACTAGAGCAGATGCTGGAGAATTATCTCAGGTATTGGGATTAATCGGAGGTTCTGCTCAGGGATTAAATATAGATTTAACTACTGTTTTGGGTACAGTTGGATTTTTAAGTACAGGTATGTTACAAGGAAGAAGAGCGGGAATGGCATTATTGTCTATCTTTTCAGATTTATCTACTCGTTCAGATAAATTAAAAACTATCGGTATTACATTTGATGTAAGACGACCAGTAGATTTTTTAAATATTATGACACAATTAAAAGCAAAATTTGCAGATAGAAAGGATTTAGTCGCAACTCAAGAATTGGTTTCTATTTTTGGTACTACAGGAGCTAATGCTGTTAGAAAAATTATAGATAACTGGGATGAATGGATTTCTAAAATTCATACAGGAGAAACCGATTTTGGTGGTGCTGCTAAAAAATTTCATGAGGCAGCCGAAAGTTCATTGGGACAAACTTTCAAAAAAGTTATAAGAGATGATACAATGGCTATAGCTAAATTTATTGGAGTAATGTCTCCTATTACATATGCTTTAAAGGGATATGCTATGATATTAGATGTCATCATAGATAAAGTAGCTAAGACTCGCAATGCTCACGCATTAACTAAAAAAGATATGGCACTTTCCGCACCATCCCCTGTTCCTGGACTCGATTTAAGTACCTATAATAAAATGAAATCGATGTTAGATGTAACAAAAAAAGTTAATGTAGATATTGGTGCTGAACTATCTTCGCAAATTAATAAACAGAGAGATGCTCTAAAATTAGAAATGTTAAAACAAGCAGGAGCAACAGAATCTGAAGTAGCTTATAGAGAGTTAAGTATGGCTCTTGATAGAATAAATAAAAATGCATTAGAATACAATAAAGCCAATAAAGATTCTGGTGCAGAATTATTCCATATTGTTACTGTAGCAGAAGTATTACAAGGAAATTGGAATAATATTATCAATTTGGGCAAATCTGATTTAGATGTTCAGAAAGATATTTTAGAATTAGAAAAATTAAGAAATGTATATATTAAAGATAGAGCAGGTTTAGAATCTAAAGTACAGAAACCAGTTGTTTTCCCAGCTATGTATCCTGGTCAAGCTCCTTATGTTGTCGAACCTTATATACCTTTTTCTGAAACTGGAAAGGGATTTAAAGGACAACAAATGATTCCTCCAGCAAAAAAATTTGAAACTACATCTAATATTCATTTGACCGTTACTTTGCCTGACAAAGAAAAGACAGCAAAAAATGTAGATACATCAATTCAGAATTTTATAAAGAAATTACAGAATGACCCAGAATTTGCAAAAGCTGTTGCAGATTATGTAAGACCTAGAATATAAGGAGAAAAATATGTTTTCTAATTATCCCGTACAATTTATTTTTAATGCTGGGTCTGGAGATTATATTCTTCCACATGTTTTCGAGATATCGGACCCAAAAGAGGGAATGAAAGCTACTGTCATCAATGGTACACGAGCAGATGGAGCAGTTATAATTCCTGGAGGGAAAAGAAGTCAAAATATAACTATTAAAGGTAATTTATTTGCAACTGATGGTTATAATGCTTTATCTGCTTTAATAAGTACATTAAAATCATCAGTAACAACTAATGTTGCTACACTTACTGTTAAATATTATGCCAGTGGAATTTGGCAAACAGATGAAAGTTGGACAGTAAGAAGAATAGAAGAAATAACATTTCCACAGAGTTATCGATTAGATGCACAAGAATATAACGTTTCATTTTTAGTAATTTCATATTAAAGGAGGAAATAAATGGCTACCGTATTAGATGTAAGAGTAAATTATGTAGATGCAGATGTTACATATGGAATAACACCTGCAGATTATATTACAATGGATTTGAGTAATGATTATTTAATTTGGTCGAAATTATTAGCAGATTTAATGACTCATGAACCATCTCCCAGTGAATTAAATGCTGCAGCAGAAATAATTGACCCATTATCTGATGTAACTGTGGCTAAATGTTTATTAATGGATTATTCTCATAATGTTGGCGGGGCGTATTATACTCATTTAGTAAAAGGAATGGGCGAAAACAAAAGATATGTTTATTGTTTTAGTTTTGATGGAGCTACAGCTACAGAACCTCAATTAGAAGCGTGGGATGATTCAAATCATACTACAGCCCTGAAAAATGTATTGGGTTTAGGAACAAATAATGATTCTTTTATTAAAGCAGTATGTACGACATTAGCACTTCCTGGAGGTGGTTGGGCAGGAACTGCATTAGCAGGAAGTAATGTTCTTTTATTAAATGCGGGCAATGGTGCCTTAACAATAGCATCAGACTTATATGCTAATCTCAAGATTGTGATTCCAGCAACCTATGCAACTCCAGCAGCCGAAACATTTGTAATAACAGTTCGTTATACATTCTTTTAAATTAAGAAAGGAGTAAAAAGTGAATAAACCATTATTTCAGATAGTATTCGAAAACGGTGAAGTCTTCAATGGTGGAGATTATCAGAATACAAGATGGCTAGAAATTCCTGCAGATAAAAAAATAAGAAGTTTATTCTATTTACTCCCTACAGGCGATTATTTAGGAATGGGAGGATATGAAAGGTTTTATCATTTTATTGAATGTACAGAGGATTTAAATGGTGATAAAGCTGGACAAAAAAATCTAGAATTTGCTTATATTATAGGTCAGAAAAAAGAATATACAACAATCTATCAGATAGATTTAAAAAGTGGATGTATTAATCTAAAGAATGTAAAGAATGATGAAAAATTTGTAACAAAGTTAAATCCAGATGGTTGGAGATAAAATAATAAAAAAGGAGGATAAATACAAATGCCAGCTACACATCAATTTTCGGAGAGTAATACAAGTGAAGTAGTTACAGATGGAATAGCCAATTTAAATTTTGGTAGTAATGATTCTTATGAATTAAATACAACGACCTATCCTATTCCCAGAGGCACTGCATCTTTTGAGAAATATCTTCGTTGTAAATTTAGTGGTACATTTACTGAAATTAGTAATATAAAATATTGGAGAAGTGATGTTTTAGGGTATAAAACAGGTGAAACATTAAAAGCAGCAGCGAATGTTGCCTTTGCTACCCCATCAGCAACACCCAATGCAGATTCTGATATACCTTTAAGTGAAGGTACATCTTTAGCAATTCAGTCTGCAGCAGGAACATCAACGATTACTGCTCCTGGTTATACTAAGTACATTAGGAATCAGTTACAAACGACGGGAAGTACCCCTTCAGGGGTGGTGTTCCAAAAAACGTTAACATGTCAGTATGACGAGATATAATTTATTGCTAGACAATGACTTGCAACAATTCAATGTTGCACAAATTTAGCATTTTTAATACAATAAAAATGCTCGGACTCATAAAATGAAAAAAATCTGTAGCAATTGTAAAAAAGAAAAATTTTTAAAAGAATTTCATCAAGATAAAAGAGCAAAAGATGGATTGCGTTGTGAATGTATATTATGTAGAAAACAAGATTCTAAAGAATATTATTTAAAAAATAAAATAAGAATTAAAAAACAAACTAAAATATATCGAGAAGTCCATAAAGAAGAACAAAAAGATTATAGTAGAATATATAAAAATAAAAGAAGAAAAACCGATATAGATTTTAGATTATTAGAATGTTTACGTAATAGATTGCATTGGGCTTTAAAAAATAATAACAAAATACAAAAAACAATTAATTTAATCGGATGCAATATTAAATTTTTAAAAAAATATTTAGAAAATCAATTCAAATCAAATATGTCTTGGGATAATTATGGTCTTTGGCATATAGACCATATTAAACCATGTTGTACGTTTGATTTATCGAAAACAAGCGAACAAAGAAAATGTTTTAATTTTAAAAATTTAAGACCACTGTGGAAAATAGAAAATTTACAAAGACCGAAAGGATTAAAATGTCTGAATTAATTTTTTTCTGGATTGCTTTATTTAAAGATAATACCAAAATTGAACAATTTAACGAAGACGGAACAGAACATAAATTTAAAGAAGTTCAAGAAAAAATGAAAGACCTTGCTTATTTTAATTTAACAAATAAAGAAGGTAAATTTTTTACGGTAGATTTATTAAAGGGTATAATTGGTTACAATGATTTAGTATTACCTTATAGAGAAGTAAAAGAAAAGAAAAACAATATTAGATTAATCTTTTTTCGTAGACATACAATTCACATGACTGAAGCGGGGCATCCAATTGACCATACAATTATATATCATTTGGGATATCAATGGAATGATGAATCTGGAAAAAATAGACAGATTATTTTAAAAATAGATGAACAAGGTAATTGGATTCTAGGAGAATAAAATGGCTGGAATAGATACTTATACAAAATTAATGTTACATTGTAATGGAGTAGATGCTTCTACTACTTTTACAGATGATTCTTATATTCCGTATACTATAACTCCTACTAATCAAGCACAAATTGATA